ACTGCGCCACCGCCACCGCCACCGCCACCGCCACCGACGACATAAACATCAGCCTTGTTGTAGCCGTTGAGAATGTAGGGCGCCGTTGTGAGGGTAGCGGAAACACCAAACTTGAGCCAAACAGCGGGTGGAGGAGTTGGTGTTGAGGGATTGTCCGGATCAGGCGGTGGAAGTGGTTGATCCGGAAGGATCGGCGGTGTTCCGCCCAATTGGACTCTCATTTTGACTCTTTTCTTACGAGGCCGTTTCAGTTGTCGGTGTTGATGTTGTCTGCTTGTCGAGAATCGCCTGGACTGCTGAATTAATCATGTCATCGGTGATGACATCAGTACGAATACCGGTATCGGGATTGAAATTAATTCCACCGAGCTTTCCAGTAGCCCAAGCTGTATCCCAACCAGGGGAAGCAACAACATCATAGGAATTGTTGTTAAACCAAACCTGATCCTGACCTAGTCGAACAGAACAGGCACGGATGCGACCGCGTAGACTCTGTGATTCATACATTTCAGAGACATCACTAAGTGCCACGATATCACCTTTCTTTAAACAAGGCGGAAGAATACGAGAGATGTACGTCCTGCTCCGCCAATGGTGGCAGTACTTCCATTGGCAACAAGCTGAACAGAATGACCCCCAGCAGAAAGACCAGTCAAAACATCACTTTGTGAAACAGGCATTCTTGTTCCGGAAGCAGCGGAAAATGTGCTTGAAGAGTGGTTTGTTCCATCGACTCGAATGATGCAACCAAGTGTTCCTGTAGCTGCTGTAACATCCATCACACCCTGAACGAAGAACATGTCATTCGGACCCGTAGATGTGATGATAAGCTCAATGAGAACGCTGTCATTACCAAGAGTCTGTGTTACAGAGGTTGCTAAGCTTCCCTTTCCATACTTACTGGGTCCACCAGCCCAAGAGAATGCTCCCAGGACATCAAGGTCGTTATTTATGGAGAGTGAATTCGCAGTAGAGTTAGGAGAATTAATAACGAAGCCATTAGGTGCATCAATGGTAACGCCACCAGCTTCTCCACTAGAATTACCAATATAAACACCAGCACCACTCAAGCCCTGATTGTCTCGCAAGCTGATTTCATCCGATGTAAGATGAATTCCAGCATTACCAGCTCCATTGTTGGCACTCATCTCAACACGACCAGTAGAGAATAGCTGAATATTAGCGTTGCCATCCTCATCAGAATTCTGACTACCGGAATCAAGCCATACCTGATTCACATCTTGAGATGTGGAGGTTTGCATGGTAAGACTGGGGCGAAGATAATTTGTATTTGACTTGGGCGCGAAGAGAGCGAGAGAGGCATCACCTTCCTCATTAACTCCAGCACCGAGCGATCCCGGTTCGTTTTCATGAACACTATTCGACCAGAAAGCCAACCCATTGGTGTTCGAGAGTTCAATTCTAGGACCCGAAGCTGCTGTCAAAATATCAGCACCGACAATTGTCTGACCAGACAAGGTGGAGAAATCAATCTCGTTAGCAGTAATGCTATCAGCCAGGATCTTCTCACCCGTGATACTTCCGTTAACAATCAAAGAAGCATCCGCAGCGCGATACATCTGGAAATTATCGAAGTCCCATGATCCCGTCAGATCTGTAGTACCAGTCAGCTTGACCTGGGGAGTCAACATATAGACACCTGCAGGAACTGTCATGATACCACCATAGGTAGCCCAAACACTGTCAGTTACAGTAGGACTAGGAATCTTACTGTCGGAGCTACTTTCCCACGGACGAATATCACTAGCATTCGTGATTCCCGTCGTAGTTCCGTCTGTACCAACGCCCTTGAAACTCAGCGTTACCTTGGCGTTCGCAGTATTACGCTTCTGATCCCACGATACTTTGAATGAATCTCCGGGTTTGACTGGGATGGGATCACCGATCGTAGCAGCCTGATAATCAGTCGTTGTCGCATTGAATCTCAGAGCCCAGTCGCCCGTGCCAGCAGGACCGCCACCGTCCAACCATGTTGTTGCTGTTGATGTTGTTGGGAAGGCTGCTCGAGCTGTGTCTGTCTGACAATCACCCAGAGTAATGAGATTATCTAGGTCTGTTACCATCAAACTACTGGTAGTAATCGATCCAGTCTGAATCTGAGCTGCAGTAATAGTATTAGCAGTGATCTTGCTAGCATCGAGTGTATTCGTGAGAATACGATCGCCATTGATAGTGTTAGCAGTCATAGCAGCCGTTGTCACTGCGCCTGCCAGGATCTTTGCCGACGTCACAGCATTGGCAGCCAACTCATCAGCCGTAATGGCAGCAGTGTTAATCTGAGATGCCGTGATCGTGTTAGTGGCAATCTGCGTCGCCGTGATCGTCTCACTAGCGATCTGAGATGCCGTAATGGTGTTAGCAGCGATCTGAGATGCCGTAATAGTATTAGCAGCGATCTTAGCTGCGGTAACAGCGTTGGCTGCTAGCTCGTCTGTACCAATGGATCCGGATTTTATCTCAGTGGCTGTGACAACATCAGCCGCGATGGTTCCTGCCGTGACTGCACCCGTAGCGATCTTCCCAGCAATGATGGAATTGGATGAAAGCTCTGATGAGGTGATAGCACTCGCTGCAATCTGTGCCGAAGTTATTGTATCGGCAGCAATCTGAGATGCCGTAATAGTATTAGCAGCAATCTTAGCTGCGGTCACTGCATTAGCTGCTAGCTCATCAACACCGACAGCTCCTGCTTGGATCTGGGTTGCTGTAATGACATCTGCAGCTACTGTACCAGCCGTAACTGCACCGGTAGCGATTTTTCCTGCAATGACTGAATTAGCAGCCAACTCCGAAGAAGTAATAGCTCCCGTAGCGATTTGAGATGCTGTAATGGTGTCCGCCGCGATTTGATTCGCGGTGATGGTGTTGGCAGCCATATCAGAACCCTTGACGGGGAATTTATCCTGAAGCGCCGTGACTGCCGTATTAGCATCATCGAGATCATCCTGAAGACCGGGAAGAGTCGTATTCTTCAGTGTGTTGACATCACTCTGAGCATCCGAGACTGCGGTATTAATACCCGGAATCGTTGTGTTGTTCAGAGTGTTAATAGCTGTCTGCGCTGCTGAGATATCACTCTGTGTATCACTTATGGCGGTCTCAGCAGTGCCAACACGAGTGGTCAGAGCAGGAAGAGTCGTATTCTTCAGTGTGTTGATATCGCTCTGAGCATTCGAGACTGCGGTATTAATACTCGGAATCGTTGTGTTGTTCAGAGTGTTGATGGCCGTCTGATTCGCTGTAATATCATCCGAGTTCTGCGACAGAGCAGCATTCAGATTCGGAATCGTCGTGTTGTTCAACGTATCCAAAGAAGAATTGAGATTCTGGATATCGGATGCGTATTCCGAAGAAGAGGACTGAAGATCAGAAATATCACTTCGAGCCTGCGTCAGATTCGTATTCAGCTCAGGGAGAGTTTCATTGTTCAACTCGTCCATCGCATCACTGAGAGTCTGAACCTTTGCATCTTGGATTGATGTCCAGTTCAGCGGGTCAATCGATACGAGATAGTAGGGATGATTACCATCATCCGTGTCATACCAAATCGAAGGCATCGATAAATCAGGGTGATCCGTCAAAGTTGGCTGATCAGTCTGATAGTAAGCGGTAAGCTTACCCGTGGCTGTTGTCAAGGCCTTCTGTGCGGCTGCCAGAGCAGTGGCAATCTGGTTATCCTCAATGAGATTCCAGGTTGTTCCATTCCAGCGATAAGCCTGACCCGTTGATTCCTTATACCAGAGATCACCCAGTGATGTGTCTGGTTGTGTGGAATTATCTGCCCACGGTGGATCTTCCTGGTAATATGTCCGAATTGCGCCGTCTGCGGTTGCCTGAGCAGCCTGTGCCGCTGTGAGAGCATCAGTTGCCTGCTGGATGGCTTGATTAGCATTCGTGGCTGCTGTACCAGCATCACTCTGAACTGTAGTCAATTGGGTGTTGACATCACCCAAGGCCTGAGAGAACGTCTTACCATCATAGATAGGACCTGTAAAAAGGTTTTTGGCATCCTCGATCAATGCAGTGATTGCATCGGCTGTCATTCCGGTGACCGTAGCCATGAGTCCTCCTTAAAGGCTTGAAATGGTGATCGTTCCATCGCCGTTATTCACGACAGAGGAGTAGGTAATCGAGAATGTGCCATCGTCATTGATCGTGATGGCCGTGTCTGGGCCAGTAACAGACCAGGTTCCATCGAAGTGGTCATCGACAATCAGCTTGGCGAAGGTGGTGAAGATCGCCAATAGACTATGAATGTCGGGGAGTTGTGGTGCCGCTGTATCTGAACCATAGAGTGTGGCTTCAATCAATGCTACAAGATCGGGATCAACCAGGGAAGTATCGATCACGAAATGCGCTGTAGGTTTAATCTGAGCAACTTCAGTCACAGCAACGGGAATGGTGGAAATATCCCACTCAAAAACAGAAAGATCTGCGGAATCAGCTTGGGTATTCCATGTCCTATCCGAAGGTGTTGCTAAAGCGTTGTAGACGATATGAATCTTGTAGCCGGATTCAGTCTTTGTCTGGTAGGAGAGACCAAAACGCTTTCGAACTTGCTCGCCATAAATATCGGTGAAGCCATCATAGTCGAGGAATTCGTCTGGATAGAAAAGAGCCTCAAGTGTGGCAGCGAAGTCGCTTGTAGGGTTGGGAAGAATATAGAGAATTCCATCCACATAGTACGAACTTCCACCGGAGCTGGTTTCTTCTTTCTCTGTAACGGAGACAAGCCCATCCCACGCAACACCCGACCCATCGCTCAGATAGAGAACTCCGTGGTCGACGCCCATCTCATAGCGAGGACTGACTGAGTCCCAGATAAGTTGTGTCATCGACCGAGATCCTTTCTAGGTGATGGGTCGGGTGTTATACAGATACTGATTACGAAGCAAGCTCGCTTCCGGTCAACCAATGACGCGGTAACCAACCTGGAATGTGGTGGACGCAGCCGGAACATTCGCGGCAGAGACCGTGAACGAGGTATCACTCATGGCGGAAATATAGAGACCACAAGCCACTGCTGACGCAGAGTATGGGGTGAGAGAGATCGTCTTCGGAGCTACTAGCCACGGGTTCGCGAAGGTGACGGTAAACTGTGCGTCAGTTCCTGGTGCGGAACCCGTGCCAAAGGTGACTACTCCCGCTCCGTCATCGCCCGTGACAGAGCTGCTGTAGACGACCGCAGAAGGGGCGACAGTAGGGCTACCTTCTGCGGTAATCGTCATGTGGCCATGAGCATCCATCTGCAAGAGTTCATCGAAGACATCGGTAACCCCCGTGTTGGCTGGGATGCGGGCAACTGACCAGTGGCCGCTGTTCTCTATGTTCTGATCTTCGACATAGCCGAAAACCCAAGAATCTTGCGTCTGGTCGTCGTAGCCATCAAGATTCGGGAAGACGTTACGAACGAATCCAGCAATTTTGCGATGAAATACTGTTCCACTGGTTCCGCTGACGACACGGGAATATGGAAAGGTACCATACCCATCGATCTCCATGCCAGATCCACCAATAGTGAACTGACGCTCTGATGAAACAAGATGACCAAGCTCCCAGCCCCCAACGGCCGCATATCGGTCACCAGCTGCATCACCACCACCGCGGATAAGCGTGTAGGACTGGACGGAAGCAACCCACAAGATCGCGCCAGAGATGTTAAACCCGAGTTCAGCTTCGCCAGGGATTTCATTTGCTCCCTGTAGCTGCCATCCAAAAGCCGCCTTGGTTGTGTCGATTCGATGGAACTCTGAGCCGTCATAGGTAGCGTTGGCTAGCAACCACACGTCTCCGTCAATCGTTTTCAGACCAAGGGCACCATCTAGAGTCGATAGAATCTCATTGATAGCATCGCGCTCCTCATTGTGGGAGGCAACGTGTGGACTTCCTGTACTGACGTCTTCCAAAGGTGACAGAGTCACAAGATCCTCCTTAGATCAGCGGTTCGGTAATGGGCTCGGTAATGGTTCGACCGCCAAGGATATCGATCAAGTCATTCGCATCGGGAAGATAGGGATCGTTGTCATCAGATCCGTAAAGCATAGCCTCCAAAGAAGCTAAGGCTGCTGGAAGAGAACCTGTTGAATCGATGACAAAGTGCGCTGTGGGCTTAATTCCTGAATCAACAACATCAATTGGGACTGTGGAAATATCCCAAGAAGATGCGGTCAGATCGGTAGAATCATTGATGGTGCTATAGGCCTTATCCGAAGGAATGGCCAAAGCATTGTAGACTAGATGGAGCTTATAGCCGTGGTCAGTACCATCGAGATCATTCCCAATCCGAGTGCGATAAGAAAGACCGAAAGTTTGACGAGGCTGATTGGTGGCAAAGAGACCAGGAGCCAAGATCTTTGAACCATTACAGACAGCGAATTCAGCTGGAGCAGAAAAGGCCTGCAAAGTAGCTTCGAAATCCTCAAAAGCTGCAACATCGAGATACTTAACAGCATCGATGTAGTAGGAAGTGACACCAGCTCCGCCAGCTTTCTCACTGATGGAGGTAAGACCACTCCAAGCGACGCCATTACCCGAAAGGGGATAGAGGACGCCATGATCGACGCCAGTCTCGTATGTTCGATTTCCAACCTGTCCCCAAACAAGCGCACTCATCTCTATCCCTCCTTACGTTTCCGGGCTTCCCATTCAGCACGACGCTTTTCATTGAGGGCGCGCTGCTCAGCAGCAACTTCGCCTCTACTCCGCTTCTTCTTCGGAGCATTCTTGATGTTGATGATCTTGATGAGTGTGAGTAGGCGATTAAGATGCCAAGTATCACACTCAAAAGGGACGTTCAACGCTACCATCCAGTAGTAGATCAACTCCGAGGTGATGATCTCGCTGCTGGGACGTCTAGTTGATGGTGTTTCATTGAACCAGGTCGCCGTCATCTTAGCGTCGATGTAGGTGCTGATCTGGTCAAAGTTCTCTTGGTTCAGGCGGAAGTAGACATCCAGTGGGACATTAGGAGTAACTGTCATACATTGAACATAGGCGATGACCTCCGCTGAGGTCTTCTCATCCTTACCAAGGAATGGTTTTTCGTAAATCGACTCCCATTTTGAAATGGCGACCAGAGAGTGCTCCAGCTCCAGCTCGAACTCATCGTGGGTGATGAACTCTTGGTTCTTCTCGTCAAAGAGCTCTGTACCCGGAACCGTTATGGTGAGCACTCTCTGGTCTCCTTTCATCAAGATTCGGTTGTCCCCGCATCGGGGGTCGTGGATTCGACAGGGGGAACGTCGGACTCAGACGTGGAATCAACCGTACCCTGATCCTCAGTCTCCGAATCGGGGGTCATCATCGGAGCTGAGAGTAGTTCTTCCGCCTCAGGCTGCTCGGCGGCTGCGGGAAAGGTGGCAAGCACATCCGCAGGAAGTGGGAGACTCGCCGGGGTGTCATCCGAACCATAGAGAATGGTCAGGAACGCCGTCAGGTCATCCGGGTCCACCGTCGTCGAGTCAATGACGATCGTAGAGGCGGGCTTGTACTCGACACCGTTGACAGTGCCTACCTCGACCGGGCTGGACGTGAGATCCCAGCTGAGACCCATGGCTGCGGGGGAGTCGTTCACCGTCTCGTAGGACTTCTCCGAAGGAGCAGCCGACAGACCATAGACGAGGTGAATCTTGAAACCAGCATCCGGGTTGTTGTCGGTGCCAATGAGGGTACGGTAAGAGAGACCAAAGGTAGTCCGGTTCTGCTGACCGATCTTGACACCCGGGACCGGCGTGGCGCTACC